CGTACGCCTGACTCGTTGTCTCTCTTAGCGTCTGGTTGCTGGCGATCTCACCCGACAGCCAGATCTTCAGCAACACCTCATCCGAGAATCGCTCACTCATCGCGGGCTCCCGTCTGACGCCGCGCTCGGCATGTCTATAACGCAGTCGCCGCCCTCGGTGACGCGCTTGCCACACACAATCCACAGTTCCAGCGACTTCCACCACGGGTCATGCTGATGTGGCGCTTTCCGCGCGCGTCCCGTCTTGGTCACGAACAGCGGCCCGAAGCGATCCGACCACTCGAAATACCGGCCATCGAGCCGCACCGTCTGCCCTCCGAGTGACACAAACGCGCGGCCACCGCGGCCATCGCGGAACGGCACCGACACGCATGTCTCGCCTCTCACTGGCTCACTCATCGCGGGCTCCCGTCTGACGCCGTTCGCTTCCCAATCGTCTGCCTGAACCCGCACCACTTGCACCATAACTGCACGTCGCCCTCGGGATAGATCGGCGGCGCGTAGTGCCAGTGATACCGATGCGCCAGCCGCATCACCACGCGATAGATGCGCCACTTCATGGCTGCGGCCATCCCTCTGGACATTTACACGACCACGCCTGCGGACAGACGGCGTGATGGCGCTGCTCGCGGAGCAACCCGCCGTCATCGCGGATATTGAAGCGTCCGTCGAGGGTGAACGCTTGGCCGCTGGCTTCAATATCGCCCACCTCATGCCACGTCAGATGGACGACGGTCGCGCCAGATTTGCCGCCCATTGCTTCCGTCATGCCCGCAGCAGCAGACGCATGAACGGTCACGCCTTCACACTGCTCTGTCAGATGCCCCTCTAGGACGGCCCGCATCGCGGCGAGACCAGCACGTTCACTGACCGAGGTCGGCGTCGTGGTGGGCTCAGAGAACACAGCGCGTGCGTAGGCTGGCTGATACGCCTGTCTGGCCCGCTGCAACACCTCATCCGAGAATCGCTCACTCATCGCGGGCTCCCGGCTGACGCCGCGCTCGCTGGAGTGATCGCCAGGCGCTTGCCGCAGTTGTGGCAGAACCAGAAGTTGTTCTCGGTCGGCCCGTCGTCGGTGAACACGAACTCCTTGCCGCACGAGGTCGTCCAGATGCCGTCACCGTATTCATCCACGGCCCACGCGCACACCGCGACGGGTTGCTCCTGCCCCTCTAGGACGGCACGCATCGCGGCACAGGCTGCGGCCTTGGTGGCCTCGTAGCTTGCGATCTCGGCCATTACAGTAAAGGCGTTGACGTAAGCCGCCTCGGCCCGCTGCAACACCTCGTCTGGGAATCGCTCACTCATCTCTGGCTCCCGTCTGACGCCGCCAGGCGATTGCGCCACATTTCAGCCATCGCCCGCGACTGCTGTTGACCTTGGCGACGAGCCTTGCGGCCCACGGTGCAGCGGTGGATATGACGCCAGAACCGCTCGGTCACACGTCGCATATCGCGCCCCGCGTAGCTGCGCCCACACGGACATGTCGCGCAGATCCAGCCCATGCCTAACCTCATCCGACCCTCCGCAGTTTCGCGCCCCGTGCGACCACGTTGACGACCTTTGCGCGCCGCCGTTGCGGCTCGCGGTAGTCCTCGAGGAGCGCGATCCCCATGGCCTCGGCGAGCGCCGTGGCGATGACGAAACTCCGCGACACGTTGAAGCGCAGCGCGTCTCGATCGACGGCCGCCCAGATCTCTTTCACGACGCACGACGGGAGGGCCTGCCGGCCCCCGACCACGCGCGCCTGCCGGCGACGGGGTTTGGTGGGTTTCATACCAGGGCCACCTTGTCCTCGAACAGTGCCGCCAACTCTTTCGAGATCTTGAACCGATTCTCGTGCTGATAGGCGTAGGCCGTGAGCGCCCGACGCACGATCTCGCTCTGGCTCGCGCCGGTCACGTTCTGGATCAGCCGCATCACTTCAAGCTCGTAGCCGCTGAACACGAGGTTCACGCGGTGTGTTTTGTCTCTGGCGTTTTTTGTCATAGTTTGCGCAGTTTATGCGCACTTTGCGCTCTTGTCAAATTACAGCGGTGAAGCTGCCCGATCTGGCTCCTATTGGGCTCTTGGTCCACCCGGTCCATGTGGTCCAAGCGAGGCAGTCCAGCCGGACTGCCTGGACTGCCTGGACTGAATTTGAGCGCCGGGACAGGACCATCCTGTCCCGGTCCAAGTTAAAGTGGCCTTAATTTCCATCGTGTCCCGCATCCTGTCCCGGCACTTTTCATTAGTGATTTTCACTGTTTCTACCCATTTTCTCCTCTCTGGGACAGGATAGGGGGGATATAAGATAGGGAATAAATAAAGAGCTATAGAGGAATAGGTTTTAACCCCATCCTGTCCCGGTCCCGGCACCCTCTAAAATCGCGTAACTAGGGAGGGCTCAAATAGTTAGGGCCAGGTCCGCGTTGCTGCGGATCCTGGCCCGGCGTGCCCCATCCTGTCCCGGTTTCACCGGGCCCAGCCTGTCCCGCGCCCCTAGTCGGGGCCGTCCTCGTCGCTCTCGTCGTCGATACGCGAGAACAACATGGGATGCCCCATGGACGCCTCGAGCGCCTGGCGGCACGCCTCGAGAGACGGCATGATCCACAGCCGCACGCGCGTCTCGGGCCCCTTCCCCTGGACGCGCCGCTTCACATCGGTCAGGTTTGGGAGCCGTTGGAGGAGTCGCCGGCCAAACATCCCCTCGTTCAAGCACCGGCCGATATTGGTCTGCCGCATCTCGAGCGCGTAGTCGTCGTACAGGTCGCCTTTGGCAATCTCAGCCGGCCAATCCATCACGCCCCGCAGTCGGCGCGTCAGTACGCCCTCTTGCAGCCGCCCATGGAGCCAGGATGTGAAGGGATCCATCGTCAGCATTTTTTGCTCGCGGTCGCCATCTAGGGCGACGTAGCTGGAAACCGGCTTGCGCAGCATCGTCGGCAGCGGCCTGCGCAGCATGTCGTGCATGAACGCCCGCAGGGGCGCCCCGGCGATGTCCTCGTAGATGCCTTTGAAGTACTCGTGGTTCTGCGTCTCTGCCTCAGACGTGGTGATGATCGCAAACCGGCGATCGTGCTCGCCCACCGGGGCGACCCAATCGTTATTGGTAAGCATCACGAGGTGGAGGCAGTTTTTCGTCTCGTAGGCCGCCCGATATTTCCCGTCGATCAAGAGCGTGTCATCGGTGAGCATGTTTTTCAGGACACCCTCACCGGCCTTGTCGCCGGCCCAATACGCTTCCTCAGAGCACAGCACGATTTTCTCGTCGAAGTGCGAATTAAAGCGCCCCGTGACGTGCTGCGCGTTCGACACGCGGACAAAATGCTTCGCGCCAACGAGGGCCCGCAACAGCACGCCAAACGTGCTTTTCCCCGTGCCTGGTTTTCCCTTCAACGCCACGCACACGCCACACGGCACATGTGGACGTTGCACCAGAAACCCGAACCACTCGAGCAACCACTCGTACAAGTCGGGATCGCCGTTGCACACCACGCGGCTCAGGTAGTCACCGAGGCGATCCCATGATCCAGCGGCGGGCGTGGTCGCAAACCCCTTGAATTTGTTGTACACGCCCGGCGCCGGCACGTAGTGCGGATCTGGGTTAAACACGATCTCGTCCATACGCCGAGCGGCCTGATGTTCGAGCCACCATTTTCCGAGCGGTTTCGGCTTCCGCTCGAACCACACGTGCTGTGAGGCATGGAGCCCCACGAAATCCTTTGGCGTCATCGTGTGCAGTTGCAACGCCCCATCAGACGCCTGCCGAAACTCGCGCATCACGTAGAACGCGCCGTTGCGCGCGGTAATGAAAAATTCCGCGTTCAGTGTTTCGAGCGCCCAATCGGGATCCACGAGCACCAGGTCATGGCTCACACTGGTCGTCACGGCGCGCAATGTGGGCGTCACGACCGCACCGCTGTCGCGCGAGCCAGCGCAGATTTTGTCGCGGCGTGGGCTTCCCGCTCTGCGCGCCAAGCAGCGACCGTGGATGTATGCCGCAGCGACAAGGCCCGATAGTTCGCCTGCGCCTCGTGCAACTGCGCCAGCGCCATCACGAACAATTCCCGGTAGTGTCTGAGTTCCCCGTGGGGTTTCAGCTTCACCAAGCTGGTCCCAGGGAAAAATAAGGCCCGCCCAATTTGGCCCATTAAATCAGGCTTAAACAGGGGTAACGCGCTGGATTGTTGCGGATCGACCGCTAGGGTAGAATTGGCGTCAGCCATACGTTGCGGCCTCTATCCGCAGCGACTTGGAAGGGGCTCATGGGCGTTAGACGCGCCCTTGGGCCCCGAAGCGTTTCTGGACACATTCTGCGCTAACGGTCGCCAGCCACGCAAGCGGGGCCCGCCCCACACGCCGCGCCGGGTCCAAAAACGCATCCCGCGACACTACGCCTCGGGACATACGCATGTCAACGTACCGTTTGAGAAATTTATTGAGCGCATGTGCGCGGGTGTAGACTGACGGGCGATGATCCGGCGTAAGCCCAGCGAATCGTTCGATCCACCGCCGCCGCCCGCGCCGCCCTCGCCGACGTTCGCGCTCTGGGCCCCGATCTCGCCGGTCAAAAACGCCGGGCTCGCGCCCCCGCCCACGTTCACTCGTGGGCCCGACCTGGTGATTCCCGCCGATGCGGTCCTGCACGCGGTGGCCAAGTGCCGCTGGTGCGGCAGCCAGTTTCGCCAGATTGAGGACGGGGCGCACTGGTTGTGTGTCTCCGAGGCGTGCGCCACGCGCCAATTGGACGCCGCCGTGGATCACCCGCACGCCACGAACTACCAGACGCGCCACTTGTACATCCCGCTGCCCGTGCAAGTCGATATTGAGGAACATCCCGCGCGGCATCTCCTCGTGGCGGGGGCGGCCGGCGTTTCCAAGAGCTATGGTGCGCGCTGGAGCCTCTATAAACTCTGCCGGCAAGTGGAAGGACTGCGCGCGATCATCCTGCGCGCGACGTACCCAGAACTCGAGCGCGGGCACTTGCAGTTCATGTCGCGCGAGGCGCAACTGCTCGGCGATGCGCGGTATGTGGGCTTTCAGACGCGCGAGATGCGGTTCAGTAACGGCTCGGTGATCTTTGGCGGATCCTGTGACGACGATCGCGCCATCTCCCGCCACCTCGGCGCCGAGTTCGACATCATGGTGCTCGACGAGGCGTCCACGTTCAGCGCCCGCGCCGTGAACGAATTGATCCCGCGTGCGCGCGGCTCGCAGCCGGCGCGTGCCGCCATGAAAGCCCTCGGCCTCTCGCCGCGCACGCGCTGTGTCTCGAACCCAGGGGGCAAAGCGGCCCTGTACCTAATCGACCACTACATTCGGCGTGAGCCCGACCGCGAGGAATACCCCGCGTACCAGGCCGACAACTACGCCTACATCACCGCCACGCTCGAGGACAATCCGTTCCTCGCGCCCGACTACGAAAAGACGGAACTGAGCGGCCTCTCGGCCGCGCGCTACAAGCAACTGCGGTACGGCGACTGGACCTCGGTTGCCGGCCAGTACTTCAGCGAGTTCTGCGAGGAACTCCACATCACGGAAGATCCGAATCGATCAATTCCGGTGGGCCGATGACTGAGCGATTTCCAGGCGAGGTGTTGCGACGGGCGTGGGATGCCGCGTGTGTCGCATGGACGACGGCTGAGGTGCCGGGTGATCCGTCGCCAGAAGATCAGGCCGTGGCCGCGATGCGGGGCGTGCTCGAGGCGCACGCCCAGGTGTGCGCGTTCTGCGAGCATCCCCTCGCTGATCATGACGCCTACGGCTGCAAAGCTCGCCGCTGCGACTGTATGCCGGAGTCGGTGCGCGTATGAGCGACATCCCAGACGAGGTGTTGCAGCGGGCGTGGGACGCGGCGTATCTCGCGTGGGTTAAACATCCCACCTCCGACGAGGATTGCACCTCTGACGAGGCCGCGAAAGCCGCCATGAGGGGCGTGCTCGAGGCGCACCTCGGCCAAGCCTGTACCGACAACACGCTCCAAAATGAACTCCTCGACCTTATCAAGCTCATGCCGGAGTCGCAGACGCAGGAGATCGTGGATTTCATTTACACGCTGCGGGCCGCGCGTGGGGCCGTTACCGAAGCGGCAATGACGACACAGGATCGGCGCTTTCTGGCGACCACGCTTCGCACCCTTACTACGATGCTCGTTGACTGCAAGATTTACCACCCATCCGGCGAACTCTCGCCGATCTACTTCATTGATCGACTTCGCCATGCCGCTGGCGTCCTCGACGGCCCTGGTGCGCCGTGAAGTGGGTCGGCGCGTTGCACTGGACGTTCGGCGCGCGGGCCTGGTGGGGCGCCTGCGAGTGCCTGCCCGATGGCCGGCTGTTCCTGCGCCACGAGCGGACGTGGCTGCGCACGCCGCCAGAGCAGGCCGCGAAAGACATCCTCGCGGCGATCCGCACGCTCCCGCGCGGCGACACGCTCACCATGACGCTCGCCCAGCCGGCCCTCTGGCCGTCTGACCGCAAGGCCCCTGGCACATCCCTCTCGGAGATCTTCCGGCGCTCGGGCGTGGCCCTCGAGCGCGGCAGCGATGACCGCATCAACGGCTGGGCCGCCTTACGTGCCTGGCTCACCGTGCGCGACTTCTCGCCGCCCGGCGCGGCCCCTGGCACGGCGATGTTCCGCTCGCCGGCCCTGCTCGTCCATCCCGACTGCCTGCGGTTCATTCGGACGATCAGCACGCTGGTCGCCAACGAGAAGGACTCCGAGGATGTGGAGCCCACGACCGACGAGTACCCCGCCGCCGCGATGCGCCGGCTGGTGATGTCGCGCCCCATGCCCGAGCCTCGGGTCGCCCAGGTCATGCCGCCTGGCGCGATTGGGCACGAGGTGGCCGCCCTGCGCGCGGCCTCGCAGGCCAGCGTGTGGGACTTCTGACAAGCGTATAATCGCGGCCATCTCCCATGGCCAAATCCCGCCGCGCTATCACCTCTCCTCGTCGCGCCCCCTCCCGCAAGCCCCAGGTCGGCGAGCGCGTCGATCGTGCGGTCACACGCACCGTCCAGGGACAGACCAAACCGCCTCAGGTAGAGATCGATCTCCCCGAGGACGGCATCGGCTCGGCGAAGTTCTGGTGTGACGCGATCGAGGCCAGCCGGCAGCGCACGGACAAGGAAGTGGAAGTCTGGAAACCGCTCCTCGACGCCTACAGCGGGGGCCGCGCGAAGATCGACACCATGGCCACGGCCGACGAGCAGATCAACATCAACGTGGGCTTCTACCACGTCGAACAAAAAATCCCGAACCTGTTCTTCCAAACGCCCGCCCTGCAAGTCACGCCGCGCGTGGCGGCGGCGCAGCCCTCCGCGCCCATCGTGCAAGCGGTGATGAACCAGATCCTCGGCCTGGACGGGATCGACGTGAAGGCCCTCATTGACGAGGCCCTCCGCGACTGCCTCATCACCTCGGGCTTTGGCGCGACCAAGATCGGCTACTCGGCCGTGACGCAAAAGGTGCTGGAGCCCACGGGCCGCCTCGAGCCCGCGCTGGACCCGCTCACACAGACGCCGATGCTGGATCCGATGACGGGCCAGCCGCAGATGACCGAGGCGCTCAATCCTGACGGCACGCCTGAGACGAAAGACGTAGAGCGCGTGATCTGGGATGAGATCTACTGGCGCCGCATCGCGCCCGAGAACCTGCTCCTGCCGGCGTCGTTCCTCTCGACCCGGTACGACGAGGCGCCCTGGATCGGCTTCCGGTTTTTCGCCGACCGCGATGCGCTCGCCCGCGACTACGGCCTGGACGCCGGCTCGCTCGCCGATGTGAACTTCGACAAGCTGGTCGTCACCGCCCGCGACCTCGAGGCGATCAAGTCCCAGCCCGTCGCGTGCGGGTACGAGATCTGGTACCGCGCGTCCTACGTGGATCCCAAGGAACCGAATCCCGAGCGCGTGCGCCGGCTCGTCATCCTCGAGACGGGCACACGCGGCCAGGGCGACTACCAGAACGAGGTGCGCGCCCACAGCGACTCGCCGTACCAGACCTTCAAGCCCACCGGCGAATTTCAGGCCGGCATGAAAGGCTTCCCGATCCATCCGTTGTGCTTCCGCTCGCGGCCCAACACGGCGTTCCCCGCGTCGGACTGCTACGTGCTGAAAGACGTGGCGCACGAGAAGAATCTCGCGCGCACGCAAATGATTCAGCAGCGCAAGCGCAACCTGCCGATGTCGGGCTTCAACAAGTCCAAGATCGACGTGGGCACCATCGCGCAGATCGAGCGCGGCTCGGTGCAATCCCTTATCGGCTTTGACGGGCCCGTGAGCGATGACGATCTGCGCCCGCTCCGCAACGCCGGCTTTCCCCCGGAGAATTTCTCGTTCGACCGCATCAATCAGCAGGACATTGACCGGCTCGGCGCGAGTGGCGCGAACAACCAGGGCCTCGGCAACGAAACCGCCGACACGGCCACCGAAGCGTCGATCATCGCGCGGGCGACCGAGACGCGGCTCGCCAACGAGCGGAACAACGTGCTCGGCTGGCTCACGCGCGGCGCCGGCAAACTCCTCGGCTTGTTGCAACTGACGGCCCGCGAGGAGCAACTCGT